CATCCGCAACAGCTACGGCATCAGCGGCGGCTACGGCATCAGCAACGGCAGCGGCATCAGCAACGGCTACGGCATCCGCAGCGGCGGCGGCATCAGCAACGGCTACGGCATCAGCGGCGGCAGCGGCATCAGCAACGGCTACGGCATCCGCAGCGGCAGCGGCATAAATGCTTCAATGCATTGTCGCAAATGTGAAGGTATATCGCGCTGCATCTTCTGCGACGGCCTTGAAGGTGCAAAGCTGATGATATTCAACAAGCCTGTCACCATCAAACGTTTCGACGAAGTGTGGAGCAAGCTTAACGGCTGGAAACCCGACTTTACAAACGCGCAGCAGCTAAAACGCGAGTTTGGCGACGACAAATGGGCAAACACACCTGTTTTCAAGATCACCAGCCGCGAAGCATCGGAAGTCTATGCGGAAATGCCGCGTAAACTGTGTGAATACATCAAGGCAATGCCCGAATACGATGACGAAATTTTTAAGGCAATAACAGGTGAAGCCGATGAATAAATACACGATCATCATAGCGCAGGTATGCGCGATTCTGCTGGCGCTGATAGTCATGGTACTGCTTGCCATTGATAAAGGGGGCAGCAAGGCCGGTGCGGACGGTGTACCGCCCGAGGTTGATACGAACGGATTGAACGTAGTGGAAGTAGCAGAGCCTGAATATGAGATGTACTTTACCGAGGCCGACGTGATAGCCCTTGCGCAGATGCTATACGGCGAGGCTCGTGGCTGCACGGTAGACAATCAGATGAAATGCGTGTGGTGCGTACTTAACCGTGTGGATGATGCACGTTTTCCCGATACCATCATCGGCGTTGTGTCCGCGCCGGGGCAGTTTTACGGTTATAGCCCCGATTTCCCCGTATGGGACAACCTGTATGCCGTTGCGCTGGACGTGCTCACGCGCTGGAGCATGGAGAAGCAGGGCGCGGACGTGGCAAGGGAGCTGCCTGACACATACTGCTGGTTTACCGGCAACGGCTCGGAGAATGTGTTCAGGGGGGTGTATTAATGGACAAGGTCGATAAAGCGATTGAACGATTAAAGCTTGGAAGCGATATGTCACTTAAATACTATGGCAAGCCGTTAATGATTACATACTCCGGCGGAAAGGACAGCGAAGTACTGGTAGACTTAGCGATTAAGTCAAAAATCCCTCTCGAAATTGTCAATAGCCACACAACGGCAGATGCGCCACAAACTGTATATCATATACGCGATCAGTTCAAAAAATGGGAGGCACAAGGCTTTAACTGCAAGATAGTATACCCGCAGTATAAGGGAGTGCGAGTGTCGATGTGGACACTTATTCCGCTCAAAAAAATACCTCCTACAAGGCTTACAAGGTACTGTTGTTCTGTTTTGAAGGAAACAACAGGAACTAACCGCATGATTGCAACGGGTGTACGGTGGGCAGAAAGCAATGCTCGGAAAAATGGCAGAGGTGTTTTCGAGGAGCTTGGCAGCCGCAAAGCAAAAAATATGCTACTCGACGACAACGATGTAACACGCAGGCTTTTTGAAAATTGTACCTTAAAATCGAAACGAATAGTAAATCCAATCGTCGATTGGAGCGATGCCGAGGTGTGGGATTACGCCTACAGCGAAAAGCTTTGCATGAATTCGCTGTATGAGTGCGGGTTTAACCGCGTTGGCTGCATCGGGTGCCCGATGGCAGGTAAAGCGAGATACACGGAATTTCAGTTTTTCCCGAAATACCGTGATTTATATATCGCCGCTTTTGATCGTATGCTTAAGGTTCGCAAAAGCGAAGGCAAGGACGATTCAACGGGCGGATGGTATGATGCGCGAGCGGTATTCCACTGGTGGATGCAAGATGGCGTTTTGCCGGGGCAAATAGAAATGGAGGACATACTTGATGACTTATACTGATCTTTTAATCCAAAACCTACGGCGCGAAAACGAGGCGCTGAGAGCGGAGTTTGAATGGACAGGTAAAGAAATCGTGCGTTTACGAAGCCGACTTAAAATGCAGTGGATTCCGTGCAGCGAGAAGTTGCCTGAGGAATGGATTGACGACGACGATAACACCTACATCAACTATCTAATTTATATGCCCTATTTCAAAGCAGCAGGTGTCGGGGTATATAACGATGACAAAGAAAGTTGGCTTTTCAGGGGAGTAGAAGTAAAAGTAAGCCACTGGATGCCGCTGCCGGATGCGCCGAAGGAGGCAAACGATGGCAACTAAAACCTTGCGAAAGCCGAAATACTTGCACCGTCCGCGCAAATAGAAATGGATAGAAATGGAGGGGAATGTGATGGACGCTGTTGAATTTATCAGAGAGCGGCAGAGGATGTGCAACGCTCACAAAGAAGAATGTATTGGCTGCCCTATGAACGGAGAGCAGTGTGTGGTGGGTTTCGACGTAGATGCCGAACGTCTTGTTGGGGCTGTCGAAGCGTGGTCTGCTGCACACCCACGCAAGACACGGCAGAGCGTGTTTTTGGAGCAGTGGCCAGAAACTCGGATAGATATTTACGGTGTGTTGTGCGTATGCCCTGATTTACTTACCTCTGCATATAGAGGCGCTAAGGACGGGTGTGCAACCCCTACCAAGAGGTGCGCCGATTGTCGCCGCGAGTTCTGGATGCAGGAGGTGGAGTGATGGAACGATTTACTAAGCACCTTGAAAACGCGGAGGTGGGCGTGGACTGTACCAAATGCAAAGCAGACTGGGCGAAAGCTCATCGCGGGAAAGATATGGGGAGTTGCACCGCGCTGTATTGCCGCAATCGCCTCAAGAATCGGTTGGCCGCCTACGAGGACACGGGGCTGACGCCTGAAGAAGTCCACAGTATGCAGGGAGAGTGGAGCGCAATGATGGCGGCGTTGAACAGCATAGGAGGCGGCTATACCCGCCTGCGGGAGTTGGCCGAGGCCGACAAGGCGGGGCGCGTGGTGGTGCTGCCTTGCAAGGTGGGAGACGAACTATGGAGCTTCTGCACCTACCCCACTGCGCGGGTTTACGGCTTTACCGTAACGGATATAAGCACACTTAACGGGCGCACGGTGCTGAACACCTTGGGCTGCGGAACGCTATGGGGGCGCGACATCGGCAAGACCGTATTCCTGACCCGCGAGGAAGCGAAAAAAGCATTGGAGGCGATGAAGGATGAATGACCCGAAACCCTGCCCATTTTGCGGAGATAAGGGTGTTATGCAGAAAAACGGTCACGTCTTTCGGGTATGTTGCCCAAATAGAGACTGTCCAATCGAACCTAGAACACATTGGTTTTCAAATCATCTATTAGCAATCGAATCATGGAATAGGAGGGCTGACAATGGCGACGAAACTGATCTGTGACCGCTGCGGCGCGGAGATAAACCCAAAGAGCTCCGTGACCTACGCAGGAATGCGGCGGCTTAAAATGGACGTAAACGACGACGACTACGATCTGTGCGTTTCGTGCGCACACGAGCTGCGTGCGTGGCTTAGTGGAAAGGAGAGCGACAATGGCTGAATACATGGACAGAAATGCGGCATATACGGCATTTGCGAATGCTTGTCCAGACGTACTCGAAAAAGCATCCGAAATTGATTATATTGCTGGCTTTAGCTATGAACTCGTTATAGAAATACTGGACAATATACCTACCGTCAACGTCGCGCCTATAAAGTATGGACAGTGGGAATGGTTTGACGAAGATACAGGAACACCGATTACAGGCTATGAAAGAGAATGGGGCTGGCGTTGTTCGCGCTGCAAGCATGAACTGCCGGACGATTACGACGATCCAGATTATCGCCCGATGTTAGACTATTGCCCCTATTGTGGGGCAGAGATGGACGGAGGTGCTAATAATGGCTGAATGCATAGAGCGTGTAGTTCTAATTGAAACTTTGAAAAATTGTCGCGATGCCCACGCGGATGTTGATGATGTAGAGGGCTGCGGATTAATTGAAGATGTAATATGGGAAATAATTGAGCAGGCTTCTGCCGATGTTGCGCCGGTGGTGCGATGTGAGGGCTGTGTATTTTCGCAATCAGACGGTTGGGTTTGCGGTGGTACAGCTCTTATGCCGCAGCATCGGACATTTCCAAACAGTTTTTGCAGTTTCGGCGAAAGAAAGGACGGAGGTGACAACGATGGATGAAACAAGTAGAGATAAACTCAGCGGTGCAATGTGCGATTTTCTGAGCGATGTTATCCACATTGCCGACGAGGGCAACTACGAACGAGACAGCTTCGTAAAGGCAAGTGCAGAAATGTTCAAATGGGGTGATACCGAATGACACGCGGAGAATATATGCGCAAGGCGCGATTGGATGCAGGGCTAAGCATCGTGCGGCTGGCCGAAATATCCGGCATAGCTCAAACCACGATAAGCCTGCTTGAACGCAAATCACTACGCGGCGGCTGGATAGATACAATAGAAATCCTTGCCGATGCGCTCGGACTGAGTATCGACGAATACGTAGGTCATAAGGTGGTGACTAAGCATGGGTAAGCAATCGGCATTTGCAAAGGCCGTGCAGCGTGAGGTTAACATTCAGCTACAGCTTTACGGGCGTAACCGTATGCAGCTTGCGGAGGACGCGGCGTTTATGGCCGCTAATGAAGTGCTGGGCTTAGGCTCAGGCCGTGCACGGGCATTCGGCGAGGCGTTTGTAAGATACTCAAACGAGATCGCTGATTTGGTAGTCGAGGACAGCAAGGCCGACGATGAGATCGTATATGCAAAAGCCGTCCTTGACCGGCGCATCCGTGAAATAGTGGGCGAGGATAACTTCTCGCCATTTGATGAAAGGTATGGTAGACGATAATGGCAAAAAACGTAGGCTGGGAAGCCAAAAGCAACCACGACGGCAGCTACACTGTTACCGCTAACGGCAAACAATATTATTGTGCAGATACGCATGAATTTCTGCACTTTTTAGAAGATATCGGCGAAAGGTGGGAGGATAGTGAAATTCGAAAAAGATGAACGCCGCGAGTTTTCTACCGGCGCAGTGAGAGATAAGGCCGACGGGAAAGGGCGCTATGATTTGCTGCCGTGGGGGGCGATACACGCCCTTGCACAGCACTGTGAACGCGGTGCTATCCACTATGGGGAAAGGAACGTAGATCGAGGCATACCCCAGCACAGCTTGATAGACAGCGGCATACGGCATCTTAGCCTGTACATACAGGGCGACGCGGAAGCGCACCACCTTGTAGCGGCGCTGTGGAACATAGCGTGGGCGGTGGAACAGGAAATAAAGCGGCCTGAAATGGTTGATCTGCCCGAACGCGGCGAACATTCGGGCATAGCGTTTTGAAAGGATGGTAAACATGAATTTTGAAAGAGTAGACGAAACATGCTGCGCGCATATGCCAGTAACCGGGCAAGCGCCTATATCAAATGATACTATAAAAAGTATTACGGGCAATAATTACAAGGCGGCGTGCGAAATCGATTATGTATTAAAGTGTATAGCAGCGCAAGTATTTGGCACGAATATGGACAAACCCGATGCACCAGGAGAAGATGCGCTTGAGGCTGCGCTTATGGACACAAATAAGCTTTTGAACAGCATAGTAGCTCAACTGCACTGCTTTGCCAATCGTATGGGGGTAGAAACATGAAAAGACTACTATACGCAATACGCATGTGGCTTTTAGCTCTGCTGCACGGCGAACCCGAAGAATGCGCCGAGAAAACCGAAGATGCATACATGGACTACATCCGTGAACAGCGCAAACAGATTTTTGTGCTTGATGAAACGATAGCGCTGTATAAAAACGCTATCCGTGAAATCTGCCGCCGCAGTGAAAACACCTATTACGACTGGTGCTGCGATCAGTGCGCTTGCGACTGCGATAAGCGTAACGGCTGGTGTGCCGCTTTTGAACCTGTAAGCTATGGAAAGTGACTGCCGTAATTGCCCGAATAGAACGCCGTTTTGCCATATTAAATGCGATAGTTATAAAACCTATTGCGCAGATAACAAGGCCGATAAAGCGGCGAAAAAGGCGTATTTAGAAAAGCATAATGCACCGAACGGCATATTGATCAACGGCTATATACGCCGAAAGAAAAAAACAAGATTATTCAATGGAAAGAGGGTAAAGTGAATATGTATTCTATAGAACGGCCATTAGAGCCACCTGATTTTCCTGCCCCCGATTGCATATGCCAGGAATGCGACGGCTGGTTTTACGGCGACGATGTAATGTACATTTCCAACGGTCGGCGTTTGTGCCCCGATTGCTTTAGAGAAGAAATCAACGATTTGCCGACTGAAGAACTTGCCGAGCTTATCGGCGCAGAGGTTATAAACGCGGAGGACGCAAGGGAGGTGCATAAACCATATGGGAGAATGCGTTATTGTTTACGGTAAATCCGGCAGTGGAAAAAGCCGAAGCCTTTTGAATTTTGGTGAGGACGAAATTTTTCTTGTTAACGTCATCGCAAAACGCTTGCCATTCCGTAAAAAATTCAAATATATAATGGTCAGCGACAATCCTGTTAAGATTATGAACGGGCTGAAAAAGATGCCTGTAAAAACGGCGGTCATTGACGATAGCGGTTATCTAATGACTAACGCTTTTATGCAAGGCCACTCGGCGCCAAAAAGCGGATCAAGCTCATTCGATCTGTATAACAGCATTGCCGATAGCTTTTGGGGACTGCTGATGTTCATTAAAAACGAGCTGCCCGAAGATATCATTGTATACATAACCCTTCATGAAGACACAAGCGACTACGGCGAGACCAAAATACGCACAATTGGCAAACTGTTGAATGAAAAAGTATGCATTGAAGGCATGGCAACTATCGTGCTGCGATGTGTAGTCCGCGACGGTAAGCATATGTTTATCACGCAGTCTGACGGCAGCGATATAAGCAAGTCGCCAGAGGGCATGTTTGAGCTTGAGATCGAGAATGATTTAAAATTCGTCGATCAAACAATCCGTGAGTACTGGGGGCTGTGATATGGCTAAGTTTGAAAATGGTGTACCCGGTTATGTAGAGGGTACGGCAACCGTCAAGGTATTTTTCCCGATAGACACGACCGGCAAAGCGCACATCAACTGCCGACAGTGCTATTTCTACAAATGCAATACTTACAGGTGCATGCTTAATAACGAAGTATGCGCTGAACCTGATAAATATGTGGGTGTCAGTTGCCCACTTGAATATTGAAACAAGAAAGGAACAAGTAAACAATGATTAAATCTTACAACGGCTTTAAAGCAGAACGCACCACAGCGCGTGAAACACTCCCGGCAGGCGGCTATGTAGCTAAGATCATGGACGCAAGCGTTATCGATTACGATTGGGGCAGCGTCCTGAAAATCGATTTCGACGTTGCTGAAGGTGAACACAAGGGCTTTTTCGCGGCAGATTATCGCGCAAACATCAACGATGATAAGAAATGGCGCGGTTGCTATCGCATTAACATCCCGAACGAAAGCAATCAGTTTTTCGACAGTCAGAAGAAATCATTTAACAATCTTATAGCATGCCTTGAGGAAACCAATAACGGCTACCACTGGGATTGGGATGAAGCCAAACTCAAGGGTAAGGGGCTCGGCGTTCTGTTCCGTAATAGAGAATGGGAATATAACGGCAATACCGGCTGGACAACCGAATGTTGCGCCGTTACCACTGCGCAGGACGTGCGCGACGGCAATTTCAAAATGCCGAAGGACAAGCCTCTTAAAAAGGCCAATGCTACATCCGCTTATCCGGCTGCGACGTTCACAACAATGGACGATGATGATAGCGATCTGCCGTTCTAAAGCCCATGACGCCACGCGAAATCGAAGATGCGCTCGGAGGCATGGTGATATTAGTAGATACGCGTGAACAGGATACACCACGCTTCAGAGCGCGATTGAAAAGCATGAACTGCCTTTATGAAAGGTGTAAGCTCGATTTTGGCGACTACTCGGCAAAGTTTTCTATAGGCGGCGAATGGCTGATGCTAAACGCCGCCGTAGAGCGCAAGATGGATTTTTCAGAATTAGCTCAATGCTTCTGCAATGGCCGTGCGCGCTTCTCACGGGAATTTGAACGCGCTAAAGCTGCCGACGCAAAGATCTATCTGCTGATAGAAAACCAGTGCTGGGAGGATGCTTATAGCGGCAACTATCGCAGCCAGATGAAGCCGCAGGCGTTTGTTGCGTCGCTGCTTGCGTGGTTGGCGCGTTACCGCTGCCAGATCATATTTTGCGATCAACGCACAAGCGGCAATCTGATACACGATATTCTTTACCGTGAAGGGCGCGAAATGCTGAAAAGGATGATGCTAAGTGAATGCAAAACATAAAAGCGCATTAATAAAAGATATGCTTGATTTCGCTGTTGTCGCTACAGCTTACGGGCTTGATTTTAATCGCGCCGGTTTTGCAAGATGTCCTTTTCACAATGAAAAAACAGCGTCATTCAAGATCAAAGACCGGCATAGCGCCCATTGTTTCGGCTGCGGCTGGTCAGGCGACGTTATCAGTTTTACCGGGCGATTATTCAACCTCGATTTTGAACAATCGACGCGAAAGCTGATTAACGATTTCAACTTACCGATAATGACCGACCGCAAAATGACTTTACGCGAGGACAGCGAGATCACAGCAACCTATAATGCGGCAATCACGGAGCACAACAAGCGCAAGCAGGCCGAAAAAGAGCTTCAGCGGCGCTATGAGCGCCTTTTATGGGTATATGCAACACTTGATAAGTGGAAGCGCAAATATGCCCCTGAGAGCCCTACAGAGCCTTTAAACGAGCATTACATCATTGCCTGTAAGGAAATTGACGGTGCAGCCTACCGGCTGATGCTGTATTCATAAGGGGGATAGTATGACGAAACTGATTGACTGCAACCAATTAACGGATGAAGCCATAGCAAACATGGACGCTGCCGAGCTTATAAACTCCGTTTTGGTTTCGTTTGATATCCCCGACGTGATAGAACGCGAACGTATACAGGCGCTTATGCAGATAAGAGCGGCAGAAGTTGGCGCAAAAGTAGTCGTTAACCGTCAGCTCGGCGCGTACCGTCAAAAAGACAAGCAGCTTGAAGCTGATTTTAAAAAATCACAGGCGCAAGATAGAAACGACCTTGATCTACGCTTAAACGACAAAGGCGTACCCGTTCCGACTATCGACAATTTTCTTAAAATCATGCGTGGAAGAATGGAATATAGCAGCATTCGTTTTAATGTGCTGCGCAATTCACCTGAGATCACGCATAACGGCGAAATATGCCGATGGTCGGACGCGGATGCGGCACAAAGCCGAAATTTCTGTGAAGCTAATTACGGCCTGTACAGCGACAAAAAACACTCTGACGCTTTACGCATTTTGTGGAAGGAACGCGAATATAACCCGATAAAGGACATAGTTGACACTCTTGAATGGGACGGAGAAGAACGTTGCATACATTTTCTCTCTAAATGGGCGAAAGTCGAGGACACCGCCTATACTCGTGAGGTCAGCCGCCTGATATTCGCCGGTGGCATCAACCGGCTCTATCTGCCCGGCTGCAAGTTTGATGATGTTCCTGTACTCATCGGTGCAAAGCAGGGCGAAGGCAAATCCACGCTTGTCAAATGGCTTGCCATTAACGATAGTTATTTTTCCGAAGTAACCGAAATGGACGGCCAAAAGGCCATAGAGCAATTAGAAGGCGCGTGGATATGCGAGGTCGCGGAGCTGCTTGCGCTTACCAAAACGAAAGAGCAAGAGGCCGTCAAGTCCTACATAACACGGCAGCGCGACAAATACAGGCCGCCTTACGACGTTAATGCAATGGAGTTTCCGCGCCGTTGCATCTTTATAGGCACGACCAACAATGAACAATTCTTGCGCGACAAGACCGGCAACCGTCGTTTTTATCCCGTAACAGTCAATAGCAATGGTTATGACCTACACGATCATGAGCAGGAATGCCGCGATTATATCATTCAATGCTGGGCAGAAGCGCATGTGAAATTTGAGCAAGGCGAAATGCCGGCTTTCGCAGATCGTTCTCTGCTGTCCGAATACAAGCATGCACAGGATGAAGCAATGGAGGATGATTGGCGTATCGGCGTTATTGAAAAGTACCTTGATGAGAAGTCACCGGGCGATACCGTATGCATTAAGGAACTAAAATGTGAGGCGCTATTTCCTGACAGCGATTTCCAAAGAGACTTAACGCCGAAAGAGACACAAGAGATTTATCGTATCGTTGCTACAATACCTGAATGGACAAACATTGGTAGAAAATATACCGCGAAATATGGTCGGCAAAGATGTTGGCAGAAAAAAGTGGGAGCTATCAAGAATATCAATGAATTACCTTTTTGACGTTTCGCACAATCAAAATACATCGAAATATGTTGATTTTGTGCAAAAGTCACAGCAAAAACAGGGCAGGGTATAGACCTGTCCTACCCCTGTCCCGTACCCTGTCCCGTGGCTCAATCCCTTGAATTATCTATCTTTTTTCTCTTTTACAGGACAGGGGGACAGGTAAAGTAATATAAAAAGAGTATTCCGTAAAATAGCGTATGGTGTACACCATATAAGAAAACGAAACACTTATATAGGGAAACCGCGTGCCCGCCTGTCCCCTGTCCTGTATTAAAAAATCTAAAATCGGAGGTGTTCAAAATAAGCAATTTGTCAATAACTGCAAATAACATCATCCTGCAAGCGGCTCAAAATTTACCTTTGCAAGGCGAACGATCACCGGCTGACGAACTGCTATATTACCAAGCGCGAGAGCTCTATGACCTCCACGCTAAAGGCATGATAACCGCCGCTATAGGCGCTGAACGCAAAAACAAAATAATAGCCGCCTATATAATCAACTCGAATCGTGAGCAGCAATATACTCGAAGCAACATGCAGATCGCAGAATTCTACAAATCAATCGAGGCCGCCGGTTGCAATTATGCCAAAAATCGAACAATTGAAAACGCCGACCAACTTTACTACGAAGTCTATCACATGATACCGAAAGGAGCGAGTGTATGAGTAAGCCAAAAATGACCAAAGCAGAAATTCAGGAAGCGCTTGAAGGCGTAGGCGCTATAGCGGAAATATGCGTGGTTTTTTATCATGCCGCGTTAGATGCCGGTGCTAACAAGTATGAAGCGGCAGAGTTGACACGCGCATACATAGCGGCATCGTTTACAGGCCGCGCTGGTAATACGCGCGCTGGTAATACGGAAAGGGAACAAAATGCCTAAATACAAATCATCAATATCACCGCGTGTACGGGGTATGGTGGAATGGCAGCTTGAACATTACCGCGAATACAAAGATGAAATACAGCAATATTGGGCTGATATGATACCGTCGGCAACGCCGAAGTACACGGACGGCAAAGGCGGCGGGGAAGTCAGCCGGGACACTGAAAACACAGCGCTGCGCATAGCGTCATCTCCTTATCTGGTGCAGACGGAACGCAGCTGCAAGGCGATTGAATATGTACTTAAAAATGCCGATGATATCGATAGAAAGCTTGTGGAGCTTGTTTATTGGAAACAGGCTTACACTGTGGCAGGTGCGGCACAAATATTGCATATAAGCCGTTCGGCAGCTTACAGGCGAAAAGACAGAATTCTATACAATATAGCGACTGAATTAGGGTATGTTCCAATTAATTTCTAAAAAAATGGGACAAAAGTGGGATTTTTGACCCCATAATCTGTGGTAAAATGATATTGTGGAAATGTAATAGATAGACTATTTGTTATCTCCTTATCCCTCTTTTCCTTTCCGGCGGCGGGGGCGGCTTACGGACATTTTCTCTATTTTTTGTCATAGGACCTCCTTTTCTTCCTTTCTTAATTCCACGTTCCCTTTCCGCGCTCCCGCCGCGAGTAAGCAGGCAGCTGAAATATGCTGCTTGCTTATTTTATAACTTTTTTCAGGTAACAGCCGAATGAGTGAAGCACTTAAACGCATGGCAGCAGAATACCGCGCTAATGCCGGTTTGCTGCTTAAACGCATAAACGAATTAAAATCAGAGCTTGCACGAACTGATTGCAAGACGTCCGAGTGGACGCTGCTGCGCGGCAGGATAATGATACTTGAAAGCCTGTACGCCGATAGCATCAGTACAGCAAGGTATTTAGAAAACTATCATGGGGGTAACTGACATGGGGTGATGTTATGGCCGCACGGCTGACCGACCGGCAGAAAAAGAAAATAATAGCCGATTATGTGCAGCTTAACAATTATTGCGCTGTGGCGAAAATCAACAACGTGTCTGCAACCACTGTTAAAAACATTGTCCTGGCAAGTGCGGACTTTGTAGGAAAATGTGAACAGAAAAAAGAAGAAAATACAGCGGATGTCTTAGCCTATATGGACGAACACAAAGACCTTGTGTGTTCGTTTATCGGGCTGGGGCTTAAAGCTTTAAATGATCCGGACAAAATAGACGGCGCAAACCTCACGCAGATTACAACGGCCATAGGTACACTGATAGACAAATGGGCGCTAATCAGCGGTGCACCGGTTGAAAAAGCAAAAGACGATGCGCTAAGTGAAAGCTTGCGCGAACTGGCAAAAGGATTGACAAGCGATGATAAGCCCTAAACAAAAAAAGATACTTGCGTTTCCGTTCACCGAATATCGCGCATTGATATGTGATGGCGCTGTGCGTTCCGGCAAGACATCAATTATCATGTGGGCGTTTGTAGACTGGGCAATGCGCACATTTAACGGCGAACGCTTCGGCATATGTGGCAAGACGGTCGACAGCTGTACGAAGAATATCATAGTACCGTTTACATCAATGTCGCTTGCGAAAGAACGCTATACAATGCGCTGGCGCAGAGCTGATAAAGTGCTTGAGATAAGGCGCAACGGCGTTACGAATTACTTTGAAGTGTTCGGCGGCAAGGACGAAAGCAGTTATGCGCTGATACAAGGCCGAACACTGGCCGGTGTGCTGCTGGACGAGGTTGTATTGATGCCGCGCTCTTTCGTAGAACAGGCGCTTACGCGATGCAGCGTTGACGGTGCCAAGCTGTGGTTTAGTTGTAACCCCGATAACCCTCAGCACTGGTTTTACACCGAATGGATACAGCATGCCGAAAAACATAACGCGCTTTATCTGCACTTTGAAATGATAGATAATCCGGGCATTAGCAAGAAAACACGCGAGATGTACGAAACGATGTTTTCAGGCATTTTCTATGATCGATACATACGCGGTAAATGGGTAGCTGCCGAAGGACTTATTTACACGATGTTTGATAAGGATAAGCATATTGTGCCGACTGTCGACCGCCCGTACACCGATTACATGATATCGTGCGACTATGGCACACTTAACCCTACGGCGGCTGAACTGTGGGGGCGCTGTGATGGCAAATGGTATTGCATACGCGAATACTACTACGACGGGCGCAAGCAGCAGCGGCAGCGCACAGACGAAGAACATTATGCAGCCGTTGAAGCGTTAGCCGGTGACCTGCCTATCAGAAAGATAATCGTTGATCCGTCGGCAGCGTCGTTTATTGAAGTCATACGCCGTCACGGGCGCTTTATGGTGGAACAGGCCAGCAACCGGGTTATTGACGGCATACGCGACGTGGCGACGCATTTAAACGCCGGTGACATTTTATTTAATGACTGCTGCAAAGACTGCATAAGCGAATTCGGCTTGTATCGCTGGGATGAAAAGGCCGCAGAAGACAGGCCGCTAAAGGTTTCAGATCACGCGATGGACAGCATCCGTTATTTCGTGCGTGCAGCATTTGCACCATCAAGATTTAGCTTTTAAAGGGGATATTATATGCCTTTATTCAACGAACCGATAGAACAAGAATTGTGGAATTACCGCATTAAAGCCAATCAGCCAATGTCCGAAGCACAGTTTTTTGCGCGTGAATTGGAGACTTGGCGCTGCTCCGAAGCGCGTAGAGAAATGCTTGACGGCGCACGGTACTACAGCGGTGATCAGGATATATTGCGCAGGCAGCGTACAAGCATAGGTGAAGACGGCCAGCTTGTAGTGGTTGATAATCTGCCCAATAACAAGATCATTGATAACCAGTATGCAAAGCATGCCGATGTTAAAAAGAATTACATAGTTGGTAAGCCTATAACGTTCGCAGGCAAAAACGAAACGTACCTTGACGCGCTTAAAAAGGTGCTGGGCGCACGCTTCATGCGGACGATAAAGAATGCTGTTATTGAAAGCTTCAACAGCGGTATTAGCTGGCTGTACCCGTATTACGATAGAACGGGGCAGCTGGCGTTTAAGCTGTTTCCTGGCTATGAAATCCTGCCGTTTTGGGCAGATGCGGAACACACGGTGCTTGATGCGGCTATAAGGTTGTATCAGGTAGAAGTGTATTACGCAAGCGAAAAGAAAATAATCGAAAAGGCTGATATTTTTAAGCCGGACGGCGTGGCAACGTACATCTTTGAAAATGGTACGCTTACGCCAGATAGCACAAAGCAGAGCTATATAACGCTTACCGATGCCAGTGGCAGCACAGAGGGCTACAATTGGGCGCATTTCCCCTTGATACCCATAAAGTATAACGCGCAGGAAATTCCGCTCATACGCCGTTGTAGATCGTTACAGGACGCTATCAACCTGATTGAAAGCGACTTTGTAAACAACATGCAGGAAGACGCACGAAATACGGTGCTTATCCTGAAAAACTACGACGGTCAGGATTTGGGCGAATTCCGCAAGAACCTCAGCACTTACGGCACTGTAAAGGTGCGCACGGTCGAGGGTGTTGACGGCGGTGTTGATAGCCTTGAAATCACGGTAAATGCCGAAAACTATAAAACAATACTTGATCTGCTAAAAAAGTCGCTGATAGAAAATCTACGCAGCTACGATGCAAAAGACGACCGCATGTCGAATTCACCTAATCAAATGAACATACAGTCGATGTACTCGGACATTGACCTTGATGCGAATGACACTGAGGTTGAATTACAGGCGGCATTTGAAGAAATATTGTGGTTTGTGAACACCTATCTTGCAAGTAAGGGTCAGGCGGTCGATGCCGCCGAGAATGTAGAAGTGATATTCAACCGCGATGTGCTGATAAACGAAACAGAAGCTATCAGCAATTGCGCTGCGTCCGTCGGCATCATATCCGACGATACGATAGTTTCCATGCATCCTTGGGTAAAAGACCCTGCCGCCGAGCTTAAGAAGCTTGAAAAGCAGAAAGAAGAAGCAGACCCCTACAGGGCGGCGTTTGAAATGGCGCGGAATAATCAGAACGCCGATGACGGCGCACCAATGATAGATGAAGAATGATGCATACTGGGCTAACCGCATGCGTATCCTTGAGGACGCTTTATTAGATACCGGCTATGAATACGTTCAGAACCTTGAACGCCAATACGATAAGGCCATACGCGATATTGAAACAGATATAGCGCACTGGTATCAGCGATTTGCGAAAAACAACGAAATATCGCTGAATGATGCACGGAAGCTGCTTAATTCGCAGGAGCTTGAAGAATTCAAGTGGACTGTCGAAGAATACATCAAATACGGCAAAGAAAACGCTATTAACGGTGCATGGATAAAGCAGCTTGAAAATGCATCGGCGCGTGTTCACATATCGCGGCTGGAAGCTATAAAGCTTCAGTTACAGCAGCAGGCCGAAGCTTTAGCCGCAAAGCAGGCAGAGGCCGTCAAGGGCGTTTCGGAGGGAGTTTACAAATCAAGCTACTATCACACTGCATTTGAGCTGCAAAAGGGCGTAGGCGTAGGCTGGACGCTTCATGCAATAGATGAAAATGTGATAGAAAAGGTGTTAGCCCGTCCGTGGACGCTGGATAAGCAGACGTTCAGCGATCGCATATGGGCGAACAAACAGGCGCTTGTGAATACCGTCAACACGCAGATAACGCAAATGGTAATGCGCGGCGCCGCACCTGATAACACAATCAAGGCTATTGCCGACCGTTTCAAGGTGTCTAAATCGCAGGCCGGACGGCTGGTGATGACGGAAAGCGCGGCATTCTCCAACGAAGCACGCAAGGACTGCTTCAAAGACCTTGACGTTGAAAAATACGTCATTGTCGAAACGCTTGACGGTAAAACATGCGGCCTGTGCGCACAGCTTGACGGCAAGGTATACCCCATGTCCGAATACGCTATAGGCGTAACAGCTCCACCGTTTCACCCGTGGTGCAGAGGCACAACAGCGCCATATTTCGACGATATGGACGATATCGCCGAACGCTGGGCGCGAGACCCTGAGACGGGCAAGACATACACCGTGCCTGGCAGCATGACCTATAAGCAGTGGGCGGCAAAGTCTGTTAACGGTGACGCTAAAGTCGGATTGACTGTTGCTGAAAATAATGATATAACCAATTTTGCAAAGATAGCAGATATATTAATTCTTGATGTGGATAGTGCAGCGTCAAAATTCACTAAGCAAGAAATAATAGAAGAATTAAAAACATCTGTCATTGGTAATCGAATAATCGAGAAACTTGAAGAAGGCCCGGTTGCACTAAAATTGTGTAATGAGCAGCAATTGCACAGCAATCGAGGCGAACAATACGGAAACAGCATTATAATTTACTTGAGCAATATTAATAACAAGAGAGTTGCGGCTCAGACAATAATTCATGAGACAACCCATTACTATTATAAAATTGGAGGTTGTCAACACGCGGAGGCGGTTTGCTTTGCGATGGAAAAAATGCATTTGATAAATAGAGACTATTTAACAAATGACGAATGGGCGCAAATGGTAAAGTTGGCGGTAGACAATTATCCCGAGTTAAAGTGGGAAGATGGAGGGTATGGGAACTATGAACAATTCGATTTCGTTAAGTGACAAACTACTAAATGGAGAAAAAGTTCAATGCATGAAATGCAAAAAAGGTATCTATGTTCCGCAGAATAAGGAATACACAATAAATCATTATTATCATTGTAATATGTGTAATGATACTGTTATTTTGGAGCCACTTGTTGAAATTGAATAAGAGGTTAAACAAATGAGCTACAATCTGTATTTTAATTATCGCAAAAGATTTGGGTGTAGTATATCTTACGTCGATTTGCTTCGCGCTGATATACTAATATTGCCGGCAGGAAAGATGTATTCCCTCAAAGGGCTAACCGATGAGCAGATTGATATTCTTATGCAAAAAAGCCTTGACAAGAGCAGAAATGTTTTACTTGAAAAGGTCAAAGACAAGGAACTAAAGACCTGCAACAACGGTATCAGTTATGAGAAAAAGGAGGATAAATAGCATGACAACGACGGAGCTGATAGAAACCGTAGAGGGTTATTCCTGTGAAGTGTATGCTATCTTTGGCTGTAATAGGAAAAAGATAGGAACAGCAGTACCGCAAGTTGAATTCTATGAAACCAAAACAAGCGTATCGACAGTTGGCATAAACAAAATTGATTACAAAAGGGTTTATTCATCTATTGTCGTTTGCCCTGATCCTGAGATGAGCGCGGAAATAACACAAGAGATGGTTGAAAAAATCAGGTCATTTGATTTAACTTTAAAGCTCCGTCGCCTTTGGGACGATGTTATTGTTCCAATAAACGTGTTTGGAATAAACAGAGCTGCTATAAGTGAAGATGAATGGCGATTTTATATCGACGATCCGCAAACGGTGAGAGATTTAAGAGTACCGTAAAACAAACAACAATGAAGCATCGTTAAAAAACGGTGCTTTTTTCATGCCAAAAAGGAGATAGCAGAGTGATAATTAACATCTTAGGCACCAATTGGGCGATCGTCGAAAGAAGCGAAGTAGATGACGATCGTCTGCACGACTGCGACGGCTATTGCGACTGGACAACGCGCGAGATCGTGGTAGAACGCGAAATACAGGGTAACTTGTACGACATGGATGCTTACGTTAAAAAGGTCAAACGACACGAGATCGTGCATGCGTTTCTTGTCGAATGCGGCCTGTGCGAATGTTCGGGCGAAACCGACGCATGGGCGATGAACGAAACAATGGTAGATTGGTTTGCCCGGATGGGCGAGCGCATCTATAAAGCGTGGTCAGAGGCAGACGCGATTTAAAACACACCACAATTTAATGATCGAAGCAGTCAAGCGTTAATACGCAAGGTTGCTTTTTTCATACCCATTTTACCGCGTGCCCGGCGGATAACAAGCAGGGCGGCGCTGAATACGAGGACTGGCTCGATAAAAAGGAACGGCGCAGAAAGGACGTAAACATGAAACTGCAATGGTTAAAGGACATCATAGGCGACGTTTACACGGATGACATGGACAATGCGGCGGCTCAGGCTCTCGGCAAGGACTTTGTATCGCGTGCAGACTTCAACGAAAAGGCCGGTAAGGTAAAGGAGCTTGAAGCGACGGTTACACAGCTTAACGGCACCGTAAAAGACCGTGACAAACAGCTTGAAACGCTGAAAGCGTCCACCGGCGACATGGCCGCACTGAAAGATCAGATAAGCAAGCTACAGCAGGACAACGCTGACGCGGCGAAAGCCCACGCAGCGGAGATAAAGCGCCTGAAAATCGATACTGCCGTTGATATGGCTGTGGCGACCGCAAAGGCAAAAAACGTTAAGGCGGTAAAGGCGTTGCTCGATCTTGATAAAGCTGAGCTTGATGAAGACGGCACAGTCAAAGGGCTGGCCGAGCAGCTTAAGAAGCTCACAACCGCTCCCGATAGCGCGTTTATGTTTGAAACCGGAAAGCAGCAGCAGAAATTTGACGGCTTTAAGCCGGGCGAAAAGGGCGGCGAACCTAACGGCGGCATGACGCTTGAAAGCTTTAGAAAGCTGTCGCCGGTAGAACGTTTCAACTTTTCGCAGAAAAACCCCGAAGAATACAAAAAACTATATGGAGGAACTAATTAATGGCACATCAGATTTATGATAATTTTTATCTGTCAAATGAAATCGAAGATCAGTACAATTCGCACCTTGATCTACAGTCGTTCTGTACTGTAGATAACACCCTTGAGGGTACTGCCGGTATGCTGCGTAAAATCAACGTTTACAAAGCAACCGACGGTACTGAAAAGCTGGCTATGGGTGCTGGCAACACCAAAAGCATCGAAGTCAGCTATACTCCGCATGAATACCGTATTCAGCTTGCGCAGAACCGTTTCAAGTACTACGACGAGCAGACCATGACCGATCCGCAGCTTGTACCCGTTGGCGCTAAGCACATGGGTACTGACATGTTTAACACCGTCAACAAGGATATTTACGGCGAGTTTGCAAAGGCTACGCAGGTTGCTGTCGTCAGCAAGTTTGATTTCGGCGCTTTTGCGGATGCACAGTCTATCCTTGCGCTTGAGAACCTTGAAGACGTTACTATTTTCGCGTTTGTCTGCCCTGCCGATGTGGCCGAGCTGCGCAAGGAGCTTAAGGACACTTTGCAGTATGTTGAGGCATTCGCTAAAAACGGCTATGTCGGCAGTGTGGCCGGGGTAAACATCTACACTAAGAAAGATGCAACCGCCGGTTCTATCTACATGGCGACTAAGGAAGCTGTAACGCTGTTTAACAAGAAGGGCACGGAGACCGAAACCGAACGCGACCCCAATACCCGTGAAAACAGCATCTACTCTCGTAAGTACTACATTGCAGCACTTACCGATGAGACTAAGGATGTTAAGATTTTCAAGGGCACTGCAACCGCAGCGACGGAAACCACCGTTACCAGCGGTACTACCTATTATGCTAAAGTCGGTCTTGGCTACGTAAAGGTTACGCCTGCCAGCGGTGATAACCCGAAGACTAAGGGCTGGTACACCATCGCATAAGGAGGCGCAACATGGACATACTTTCGACCGCAAAGGAACGTTTGGCAGCGTTTGGATATAAAGTGACGGATGATGATAATTCGGCACTTGAGTATAACATACGCCGCGCCGAAGCGTATCTGATAGCGCAGACAAATCAGAAGCAAGTGCCTGATGGTCTTGATTATGTTTGGGTCGATATGGCCGTTGGTATGTTCCTTGCCGACAAGAAAGCTACAGGCGCGTTAGGCGATACATATACGTTTGATGCGCCTGTAAAAAGCGTATCGGAAGGCGATACATCGGTCACGTTTGCAATATCTGATGCAGGATCAGCCGAAGACCAGTTTAACGCGGTTATCAGTAAAATGATAAATCCCAGTGCGGAAGTAATAGCCGCGTATAGAAAGCTGGTGTGGTAAATGGCTACGCGTAAAGCAGCACTGCAAAGTCTGTGGCGCGGCGTTTGCGATGTGTATATGCAGGAATATACCGTAAACGGCAAAACAGGCAGGGACGAAGCTAAAGAGGTTCCAAAGCTTGAAAAGCAGCCTTGCCGCCTGTCGTTTGAAAGCATACAAAGCACGGGCGACGCAAACGGTGCGCCGATAATTCAGCAGTCGGTGAAGCTGTTCATTGATAGTGCGCTGAATATACCGGCAGGCGCTAAGATCGTCGTTACGCAAAACGGCGTTACCAACGCATATGCGCGTTCGGGCGAACCGGCGATATACAAATATCATCAGGAAATCATGCTGATACCGTTCGAGGATTACGCATAATGGCTAAGTGGGGAAATTGTAAATTCGATCAACTGAAAGAATACGCCGAAAGGCTTGAAAAGCTGACGGATGCCGATATTGAAGAACTGTGCATTAAGTGCAGCAAGGAATTAGCGGCGCGACTTTTGGCATTGGTCATCCCGCGAACGGTTGTAGGCGATTACAGTGTATTGAAAGTCCGCACAGCGCGAAAGGATACCAAATACCGCAAAAAAGGCGAACAGTATACCGTGCGTGTCAAGCCCAAATCCGGCAAAATGGGCGGTACGCTGCGGCGCGGTTGGACTTCAAAAACACATGCTGAAGCAGCAAGCGGCAAGGGCAAGAACGGGAAACCGATCAAAGAATATGCCGCAAGCTTGCCGGTGCGTAAAGTCGGCGGCTATTACATAATTCAAATCATCAATCCAGTCGAATATGCATCCTATGTTGAATTTGGACACCGCACAACAAGCGGCGGCTGGGTCAATGGAAAGTATATGCTGACTATTTCCGAAGAACGGCTTAAGCAGATAGCGCCGCGTGTGCTGGAAAAGATGCTGTATCAGAAAATCCACGAGGTGATAGAACATGGCTGAAATCAACACAAACATTATACTTGATGGCATAACGCTTGCCCTACGCAAGGCGTTCCCGAATAGCATGATAACATCAAACGAAGTGAAGCAGGGACTTAATGTTCCTGCTTTTATCGTGCGTATGGTGTCGTTCCAAACACAGGCGCACCCGATGCAGAGGCATAAAAACCTGCCGCGCTTTGATATTATCTATTTTCCCAAAGCGGACCGGGAAGAATGTTACAGCGTTTCGGATGCACTGTGCAAGGCGCTTGAAGTCATAGCACTGCCGTCCGGCGATAAGGTGCGCGGCGTGGATATGTCGTCGGAAATAACGGACGATGCGTTACACTTCTTCGTATCTTACAATCACTTCGTGTATACGCCTTACTACGATACCACAATGGATGAATTAAAAATCAAACAGGGTGAAGCAAATGAAGGATAAAAAGGCGGCAAAAGCCGCACCGATAACCTATACAAAGCAGCAGCTGCTATCATCCAAACGCTACGCAAAGCGGCGCGATCTTGTCGGTGCGCTGCTGGATGACGACGGCGAATATACAATTGATGCCGTCGATGCTGCTATTAAAAACTATATGAAAGGCAAGGTAAATTAATATGGCACTTGGTGGCGGTCTGTGGACTGTTCAAAATAAGGTACTGCCGGGTACATACATCAATTTCGCCAGCACCGCGAAAGCGTCGGCTGCACTGTCCGACAGGGGCTATGTGGCTATGCCGCTGATGCTGGACTGGGGCATTGATGGTAAGGTTTTCACTGTTACAAGCGCTGATTTTCAGAAAAACTGCCTGAAACTGTTCGGCCACAACTACAACGATGATGAAATGCTGCCGCTGCGCGAGCTGTTCATGAATGCACAGACACTGTATGCGTACCGTCTTAACGGCGGCGGCGCAAAGGCTGCTAACACGTTCTGCACGGCCAAATACACGGGCACTGCCGGTAACAAGCTGTATGTAGTTATTGCTGCAAACGCCGATAGTACAAGTTTGTTCGATGTAAGCCTGTATTACGATACTATGCTGCTCGATGCGCAGACCGTGGCGGCGGCAACGGCGTTGAAAGACAACGACTTTGTTACATGGAAAACTAATGCAACGCTTGAAGTAACGACTAAAACCGCGCTCAGCGGCGGCACTAACGGCACTGCCAATGCAGCGGCACATCAGGCGGCGCTTGATAAGTTTGAAAGCTACAGCTTTAACACGCTCGGCTGTCCTACCGATGACACTACCACTGCAAAGCTGTACATGAATTACACAAAGCGTATGCGCGATGAAGTCGGCGCAAAGTTTCAGACGGTTATTTTCAACCTGTCTGCCAATGCGAAAATCGCCGACTATGAAGGCGTTATTGAAGTCGCAAGCAAGGCGGCTGATTACCCGTCGAACGTTGCAGGCATCGGCCAGTATGCGCTTGTTTACTGGGTCACCGGCGCTTCTGCCGGATGCGCTGTGAACAAATCCAATACCAACAAAAAATACGACGGCGAGTTGTCCATTGACGTTGACAAGACACAGGCTGATCTTGCGGCGGATATCGAAGCCGGGCGTTTTGTTATGCACAACGTAAACGGCGATGTTCGCGTATTGGAGGATATAAACTCCCTCACTACCACATCGGAGACAAAGGGCGATATCTTCAAGAACAATCAGACTATCAGGGTATGCGATCAGATAGCCAACGATGCGGCGGTGCTGTTCAACACGCGCTATCTCGGTGTTGTCGCAAACGACGCGGCAGGCCGCATTTCGCTGTGGAATGATATCTGCAAGCTGCATCAGGCGCTTGAGAATATCCGCGCTATCGAAAACTTTGAACCCGATAGCGTGACTGTGGAACAGGGCGAGACCAAGCGCTCCGTTCTGTGCACGATCAAAGACCTGAACATTATCAACGCGATGGAACAGCTTTATATGTCCATCGTGATTATGTAAGAAAGGGGATAAATTATGGATCGTATTCATATGGACGCGCTCGATGCGATAGCCGGTGCACAGGCCGAGGCATTTATTACGCTTGCCGACGGCAACAGATACCGAATGATAAACTTTGTTTCCTTTGAAGCAAAATCAGAAATCAATCTTGTTGAGGTTCCCATTCTCGGCAAGTCCGGCAAGGGAAACAAGCCCACCGGCTGGACGGGTACATGGTCGGGCAACGCACAGTATAACCAGTCTGTTTTCAGAGAAATGATGCTGGAATACAAGCGTACCGGCAAACTGCCGCGCTTTGATATCCAGGTAACCAACGAAGATCCCACAGCTTCTAACGGCAGACAGACGATCATCTTGAAAAACTGCTATTTCAAGGGCGGTACGCTTACCAAATTTGATGCCGATGCCGAGACGCTTGATGAGGATATCGAGGGCACGTTTGACGATTGGGAGATGCCCGAAAAATTCAACCTGCTTAACGGCATGCAGTAAAGAAAGGATAATACATGGCTAATTCGCTTTCCGCGTTTCTTGCTGAAAACGCAAAGAAAATTGATAACATAAAGTACGCCGTTTCCGACCGATTTGTGGACGAAAACGGCGATGCTATTGAATGGGAAGTAAAGTGCATCACGGCAGCAGAAAACGCGGAACTGCGTAAAACGTGCATGCGCACCGTTCCCGTTCGCGGCGGTCGCAAGGGACAGACCACGCAGGAATTTGACGAGGCGGCATATACCGCAAAGCTGGCCGCACGCTGCACAGTGTTTCCGAATCTGAACGACGGCGAATTGCAGCAGTCGTACCACGTCAACGGTGCTGACAACCTTATCGTCGCCATGCTTACACCTGCCGAGTTTGACGATTACACCGTAAAGATAATAGAGCAGTGCGGCTTTAAAACCGGCGACGAGCTTGTTGAAGAAGCAAAAAACTAATTGATGAGGGCGACCCCGAAGCAAACTATGCTTATTATTGCCTTCACAAATTCCGCTGGGCACCGCATGTTTTTCTTGAACTGTCGCCGCAGGAGCAGGCATTTGTTATCGCAGCGATAGACCGCAAGGTCGAACAGGAAAGAAAAGAAGCGGCCAAAATAAAGAAGAAATAAGCGCCGAAGTAAACGGGGTCTGCTCCGGCGCTTCCGTTAAAAAGGGGGTCGATTATGGCCACTATCAAAACAGTATTATCGATACAAGACGCTATGACAAAGCCCCTACGCAGCATAAACAGGACGATGAACCTTGTTATCAGCAGCATGGAGCAGATGCAGAAAGCAACGCGCAAGCCTGTTGATACAAAGGCACTGAAAGCTGCACGTGACGAACTGGCAAAAATGGGCGCTGCTATCGATGATATTGAAGAAAAAACCGGAAGAGCTGGTAATACTGCCGATAAAACAGCATCAAAATTCGGAAAAATCATGGCAGCTGTCGGCGGTGTCGCAGCTGTAAAAAAAGCTGTTGAATTATCCGATAATCTTACACAGGCGCAAGGCCGAATGAAGATGCTTACCGGCAGCGACGCGGCGGCAAGCCAGATGAATGACGCGATCTATTCACTTGCTAACCGTTCACGCGCAAGCTATTTAGATACGGCTAAGTTTGTAACCGATATGGGCGCGAATGCCGGTGTAGGTGCAAATGGCGCATTTGCTAACACTGATGAACTGCTGCGCTTTTCCGAAAGCGTTAATAAGCTATTCGTTATCGGTAATGCAAATTCTGACGCGCAAAAAGCCGCAACCTTGCAGCTAACTCAGGCTATGGCCTCCGGTGTCCTGCGCGGCGAGGAATTGAATTCGATTTTTGAACAATCTACACCGCTTATTCAAACTGTAGCCGACTATCTTGATGTTCCGTTAGGCAAAATCCGCGATATGGCAGCAGATGGGCAGATAACCGCCGAAATTGTCAAAAACGCAATGATTGCAAGTGCGAATGAAATAGACAAGAAATTCAGCGAAATGCCATATACATGGTCGCAGATATGGACGGTCGTTTCAAACGTTATAATGCGCGTGCTAACGCCGGTGTTCAAACTCATCAGTGCAATAGCGCAGTTTGTAGCTAAAAACTGGTCAATTATTGCGCCGATTGTGTTAGGCATCGCGGCAGCATTCGGCGTGTGGCTGCTGGTTACAAAGGGCGCTTACATATGGTTTTCTGCCTTTTATGTAATAACTAAAGCTGTAACGGTTGCACAGGCCGCGCTAAATGCGGTATTAGCGCTTAATCCGTTAGCACTTATTATTATGGCAATCATCGTTATAATATCGCTGATAGCGGCAATTATTAATAAGGAACGGCAGGCGGCGGGCGAAACCACGTCCATTGTAGGCGCTATTTGCGGTGTATTTGCTGTTGCTGGCGCATATATTTTTAATGCGATAACTGGAACAATTAATGCCGTTATACAGATGGTCTACTCAGTAGTAGCGCCGATTTTGTCAGTAGTCGAATGGATACTAAATGCAGCTACAGGCGGATTTGATAGTTTTGGCGATGCAGTTGGTAATCTTATCGGGAATATAATCAGCTGGTTTTTAAATCTCGGACAAATTGTAACCAAAATTATTGATGCAATATTCGGTACTAACTGGACTGCTGGATTGGAAGCATTAAAAGGTAAAGTGCTTAGCTATGGCAAAAACAAAAATGCAATCACACTTAGCCAAACAGCGCCGACAATCAACCGTATCGGATATGGTAACGCATTTAATAGCGGTTATAATTTTGGGCAAAACCTTACAAGCAAAATATCCGGTGCAGGGAGCGCAGCTGATTATGCAGCTAAAACAGCAGCCAACACAGAAGCCACAGCCGAGAATACAGGCAGTGCGGCTTCTTCGCTGAAAAACACAAGCGAAGATTTGAAGTATTTGCGCGATCTCGCCGAGCAGGAAGCAATCAACCGTTTCACAACGGCAGAGGTTAAAATCGACATGACGGGTATGACGAACAGAATATCATCGGATATGGATTTAGATGGTGTTCTGCGCGTTCTGACTGACGGCTTTGCCGAAGCCCTTACCGTCGCAGCAGAGGGGGTACACGCATAATGTATAGTTTCTTTTTCGATGATATGCAGCTGCCTGTTACTCCGTCGAAGCTGTCCGTTAAAATCAAAGGCAACAATAAAACGCTGACGCTGGTGAACGAGGGAGATATTAATTTTCTTCGTTCGCCCGGCTTAACGGAAATCAGCTTTGAAATGCTGCTGCCGATGCTTGAGCAGTATTCTTTCGCATCGGAATATCGCCAGCCGGATTATTACTTAGGCATCCTTGAAAGCTACGTGACGGAAAAGAAGCCGTTTCGCTTCATCGTGAGCCGCGTATCGCCGTCGGGTGACAAGCTTTACGATACGAACATAAAAGTAAGCCTTGAAGATTACACGGTGTCAGAGGACGCTACAGACGGCTTTGACGTAACTGTAAGCATAAACCTGAAACAGTATATCGACTATGCGACGAAGAAAGTAACGGTTACGAAGCCCGATAACAGCAGCAAATCAACGCTGAAAACCGAAACACCGCGTGAAACTTCCGGTAAGCCGACCGCAAAGACCTACACCGTAAAAAGCGGTGATTGCCTGTGGACTATCGCAAAGAAGTATTACGGCAACGGTGCACAGTACACGAAAATTTACAATGCCAACAAGGACAAGATCAGCAATCCTAATCTGATCTACGTAGGGCAGGTGTTGACTATCCCGTGAAAGTTGACATTTTGATACAGCGTGACAGCACCATCTATTATCCCATTGTTTCCGAAGACGTAAAGCTTACGTGGGAACGCAAGGGAACGCCCGGTAAACTGACATTTTCCGTTGTAAAAGACGATGTAATATCCTTTGCCGAAGGCAACCCGGTAAAGCTGACAATTGACGGTGTTGATCTGTTCTATGGCTTTGTATTTAAAAAAAGCCGTTCGGGTACGTCGCCGAATGTGATTGAAGTTACCGCATACGATCAGCTGCGATACTTCAAGAATAAAGATACCTATGTTTATTCCAACAAAAAGGCGAACGAAGTAATCCGCATGATAGCCGATGACTTTAATTTAAAAGTCGGAACGCTTGAAGATACGGGGTATGTTATCGGCTCACGCACCGAAGACAATAGTACGCTGTTCGATATCGTGCAAAACGCGCTTGACGAAACGCTACAGGCAAAAACAAAGCTGTATGTACTGTACGACGATGTTGGCAAGCTGACGCTTAAGAACATCGAGAGCATGAAGCTTGATTTGCTGATAGACGCTGATACTATCGGCGATTATTCGTATACCACATCAATCGACGATCAGACATACAATCAAATCAAGATAACGTTTGAAAATCAGGACAGCGGCAAGCGCGAAGTATTCATTGCAAAGGATAGTGCGAACATAAACCGCTGGGGCTTGCTGCAATACACCGACAGCGTTGAATTATCCACATCGGGCGCAGCAAAGGCCGAAGCGCTGTTGAAACTGTATAATTCGCTGACGCGCACGTTATCCGTATCAAACGCGCTTGGTGATATCCGTGTGCGCGGCGGCTCAAGCGTCATTGTAAAGCTGGGGCTTGGCGATATCAACGTGCAAAGCTATCTTATGGTTGAGAGTGTGACGCACAATTTCACGAACGGCCAGCACCTAATGGACTTGAAATTGAGAGGTGGACAATTTGTCAGCTGATTTTGCACCGTTTCTGAACGACGTAAAACGCGCAGCGGTAGAGGCGGTTAAAGCATCAAAGCCGTTTGCGCTCGTGCTGGGCACTGTAAACAGCGTATCGCCGCTTAAGGTGCAGATAGACCAGAAGCTTGAATTGACGGCGGCGCAATTGATGCTTACAAACGCCGTGCGCGATCATTCGGTGTATATCACGCCGGAGGGTGGCGAAAAGAAAAAATACAAGCTGCATTACGGTCTGAAAACGGGCGAACGCGTTATACTGCTGCGTGCCGACGGCGGGCAGAAATTCATTATTTTAGATAGGGTGGTGACACCGGCATGATACCTGTTGTTGATGATGAACTGTTGACACTGGAAGACGAAACACAGCCGTCATTGACTTACGCGCTTGATGCCGAGAACGGGAGAATACGCGGCAAGGTGGACGGCCTTGAAGCGGTAAAACAGGCCGTGTATCTGGTGCTGAGCACAGAACGTTTCGCGCACCTGATTTATTCATGGAACTACGGCGCGGAGCTTGACGGCTTTATAGGCCAGCCGAAGGAATACGTTTTTTCGGAAATCAAGCGCCGCATAAGCGATGCGCTGTTACAGGACGACCGCATAACGGCGGTTGATAATTTCAAATTTGAAACAAAAAAGAACGCTGTGCATGTGATATTTACCGTGCATAGCGTTTTTGGCGAAACGGAGGTGACTACGGATGTACGAAGATAAAACCTATGAAGCGATATTGCAGGAAAAGCTTGCCCGCGTCGCGTCGTATTTGGACAAACGCGAGGGTTCGATAATCTACGACGCCCTTGCGCCGAATTCGCTTGAAAGCGCAATGCTGTATATCGCGCTGGACAGCGTTCTAAATGAAACCTTTGCCGATACCGCAAGCCGCGAATACCTTATAAAGCGCTGTGCGGAACGCGGAATAGCGCCGCTTCCTGCAACATACGCGGTCGGCGTGGGCGTGTTCAATATGAACGTCAGCATCGGAGCGCGTTTCAGCTGCGATAAATACAACTGGGCTGTTACCGAAAAGATTGAAGATAACAAATTCTATCTTACCTGCGAAACGGCAGGCGCAGATCCCGGCAACTATTTAGGCCAGCTGATACCCATTGATTACATCGACGGCCTGACGGCGGCGGCGCTGACAAGCATCAGCATAAACGGCGAGGATGAGGAAAGCACTGACGCACTGCGCACACGATATCTGAATAGCTTCAGCAATCAGGCATACGGCTTTAACCGAAGCCAGTACATTGACGTTACCGAAGCGCTGCCCGGCGTGGGCGGCTGTAAGCCTTACAGGGCGTGGAACGGCGCGGGGACAGTGAAGCTTGTTATCACCGACAGCAACTATCAGCCGCCGTCTACGGCGCTTGTAAGCACCGTACAGACGACTATAGATCCCACGCAGAACAGCGGCGACGGCATGGGGCTTGCGCCCATCGATCATGAAGTCACCGTTGTCGGCGCAACGGGGACGATGATAAACATCTTTACCACGCTGACATTCCAAAGCGGCTGGAATTTATCCGAATGTGAACCTTACATTGAAGCGACGCTGGATAAATACTATTCAGAGCTTAATGCTACATGGGCGCGGGAAAGCAACCTGATAGTCCGCATAGCGCAGATAGAAGCGCGGCTGCTGGCCGTTCCCGGCATCGTCGATATCACCGGCACGAAGATAAACAACCAAACCAGTAACTTAACGCTGGATAAGGACGCTGTAGCGGTCAGGGGGCTTTTCAGCAATGCGCAACTTTAATAATCTACGCACTATCGATCTGAAAGAGTATTTACCCGGCGTTTTGAAGGACGTTGCGGAAATCCGCGCCGTCATGGATACGGAAACGCCGGAGATGCAAGCCCTGTGGGATGCCGCCGAAGCCTGCATGAACGATCAGTTTATACAAACAGCTACCGAAGACGGCATAGCGCGGCGAGAAAGCATGCTTGGCATATCGCCGTATGCGTCCGACACGCTCGATGACAGGCGTTTTAGATTGCAAAGCCTGTACACTGAAAACGTGCCCTACACGCGGCGCAGCCTGAAAAACTGGCTTGAAACGCTGTGCGGCAAGGGCGGCTATGTGCTTACTATCACAACTTCAAAATTCAACGTTGATGTAAAAGTCGCGCTGGGCGTAAAGAAGCAAGAAAACGTCATCCGCGAGACGCTTGAACGCATGCTGCCGTACAACATGACCTTTTCCGTAAGCCTGCTTTATAACATTTGGGGCAGCGTGAAAACAAAGACCTGGGGCAGCGTGAAAACCAAGACATGGCAAAATCTTAAAGAGGAGGTATCTGCCTGATGGCTACATATACCACCAATTACAATCTGAAAAAACCGGCTGACAGTGATTTCATTAATATTGCCGATTTAAACGACAACGCAGATATTATCGACGAGGAATTGAAAAAGCGTCCCGTTGTCGGCAGTGATGGCAAGCTGCCCGATAATCTGCTGCCGGATTTATCTGAAACCTACGAAGAAAAAGGCGCAGTAGAAACGGCGGTAAGCGCACACAACACAAGCGCAAACGCGCATAACGATATCCGCATCGAACTCGGTAAAAAAGCACCCGTTCCCATCATCGGCACCGCGCCGCCGACGACATCGACCGTCGGCATAGTCGGCCAGGAATACATCGACACGGCGGCAAAGCTTGTTTATCACTGCACAGCGGCGGCGGCTACGGGGTATACGTGGGAGGTGTATTCCGCCGGGCGATCGTCGAAAGTGAATTTAACGCTGTATGCGTCGAGTTGGAGTACGGCAAAGAAATACACCGTCAGCAACGCGAACATTACGGCGACATCGGCGGTCGAGCTTCTGCCGCGAGAAAACAACGGGATAACACAAGCGCAGCTGGAGGCGCTGTCGGGCGCTATGATCGTCGGCGGCACACAGGCGGCAGGGAGCATTCAGCTCGTCGCGCTGGGTGACGTTCCGACAACGGATATCCCGGTGACTTTAATAATCAGGAGGGATTTGTAATGCCTTTAATAAACCGATGCGGAGGCGGCGGAGGCACACCGCAGCTGTGCGGACAGGTGGAGAATTTCAAAGCCGGTTTAGGCAATCTAAGCGCAATTCTATCGTGGACAGCGCCCAGCCCCGACGAGGACAACAGCTTTGTCGGCGCTCGCATCGTGCGCAAGACCGGCTCCGCGCCTACGGGCATCAACGACGGCACGGTCGTCTACGAGGGCACAGCATTGACCTACACCGACACCGGCCTGACCGCCGGAACAACATATTACTATCGCGCTTTTGCCTATAACGCGAAGAAAAGGTATCAGACTGCGTACAGGGTCGCAAGCCGGACGGCTATAGCTCTCAACTCCAATTTTGCCGACAACACGTGGGAGCGGATAATGGAGGCCTGCCACAGCGGCGGCGTACTCGATACGTGGGTCGCGGGCGACAGCAAGACCATGACCATAGACGGGGTCGATTATCAGTTCGATATCGTCGGCAAAAACCATGACACCTACACCGCCGGAGGGATTGCGCCGCTGACGTTCGGACTGCACGACTGCTACGCGAATACAGCGAAGATGAACAACACGAACACCAACAAAGGCGGCTGGGAAGGCAGCAAAATGCGAACGGAAACGCTTGCGGCAATTCTTGCAAAAATGCCGGAGAATATCCGAAACGGTATAAGAACTGTAAACAAGCTGTGCGCGACGGGGGGCAATGACAGCACTATCATCACCACGGCGGATAAGCTGTTCTTATACAGCGACGAAGAAGTCTACGGTACTGCCGGCGGCGAAGGTGAGCAGTACGACTACTACAAGGCCGGAAACAGCAAGGTCAAGAAGTTCGGAAGCTCTGCTTCGCGGTGGTGGCTGCGCTCGTTTCAACGATACGTCGTCGGCGGTTTCTATGTAGTCGACACGAGCGGCCAGTACGACACCATCACCGCCGACAACTCGTGTGGCGTTGCCTTTGCATTCTGTTTTTAATTCGAGAGGTGTAATCAATGTACGCGATAAAAGTAAACAACGAAATCGCCGGATATTCCGATAGCTTCGTATATATCCGGCTGCACACAAACGGCTGCTATGTGCTGTGCAATGAAGCGGAGGCTGAGGGCATATGCGCGAAAATTGCAAAGGAATACACCGACGCGGAGACCGGCGAAACGGTAACGCAGATAGCCGACACCGTATTCCGGCTTACCGACGACGGCCTGCACGGCACTGAGCCGAAGTGCGAGATCGAAACGGTAAACGGCGCACAGGTCGTAGCGGACAAGGACAGCGAGCTGAAAAACGCCGTGAGCACCGGCGACCTTGAGGCGGCATACAAGGAAGGAGTCAACAGCGTATGACAAAGGCAGAGGCCATGACCAAAATGAAGGAAAAGGGCGCGGACGATGCGCTCAATCTGCGCGGACGCGCAAGCACGATGGACGGCACGTCGATAATCGCGGAGGAAAGCAAAGTGCCCGATTTCGACGCGCAGAAGGATTACAGCGCATGTCCTGCCGGTACGCCGGTTGCGGACGAGGGGCAGGTGTGGACGCTTATACAGCCGTACAACGCCGCGAATTATCAGGGCAGGCCGTCAACGCTTCGCGCTCTGTGGGGGCTGTGCCACACGAAAGACCCTGCAAAGGCTAAAGCATGGGTAGCCCCTCTCGGAACGAGCGGTATGTACATGACCGGCGAATGCTACAAGGACTCTTCCGGCAAGGTACACAGGTGCTTGCAGGATAACGTAGTATACGATGCGGCAGCGCTGCCGAGCGCGTGGGAGGATGCGGAATGAACATTACCCCGAAACAGGTGCTCACGTTAGCCGCAAAGTACATAGGCTATAAGGAAAAGGCATCGGACAAGGACTTATACAGCTTTGAGGATAACGCCGGGCGAGGCAACTTCACGATGTTTCAGGCCGAGCTTGACAAGGCGAAGTTCTGGAACACGCCGAAGAACGGCTATGAATGGTGCACAAGCTTTGTAGCGTGGTGCTTCTGGCGCATTGCCGGGAGCGAGGCAAAGGATATTCTGTGCCTTACCGGACCATACGGCGCAAGCTGCGTGAGCTGGGCGAAGTATTACGCGGCACAGGCGAGGCTTTTCACTAAGCCGCAGGTGGGCGATCAGTTTTTCCAGCGCGACAGCCGCGACGGGCTGCCATGCCACACGGGAATTGTCGAAAGCGTAAACGGCAACACGTTCGTTACCATAGAGGGCAACGCCGGCAACGCGGTCAAGCGCGTAACGCACACACTTAACAGCACGGTCTACGGCTTCGGCAGACCGAAATATACAGCAGAAAGCGAGGATGAAGAAATGGTCAGATGGAAAACGATAGAGGATGTGCCGGAGGGCTTTTACCGCGATACCGTCAGGCAGCTTATGCAGGACGGCATAATCAAGGGCAAGGGCAACGGCGTTATCGACCTGACGGAGGATATGCTAAGGGTGACGATATACAACAAAAGAATGATTGAAATGATGTTGGAGAAATAAAGTATGGCAGAGAGCATAATAGTCGCTATCATAACGGGCGTTTTAACGCTCGTCGGCGTACTTATCAGCAACAGCAAATCACAGGCGGTAACGGAAACAAAGGTGAACGAGCTTACACGAGAGGTCAGGGCGCACAACAACTTTGCAAAGCGTATGCCTGTGGTAGAGGAACAGATTAAGGTAATCAACCATCGCATAAGCGATCTTGAGGACGACATGAAAAATCATCATCATTAACAGGAGGCACATTTATGAAAATCAACTGGACTGTAAGACTTAAAAACAAAACCTTTTGGCTCGCGCTCGTCCCGGCGGTGCTGCTGCTTATTCAGGTAGTGGCGGCGGTGTTCGGCATCGATCTCAAGCTTGACGCGCTGGGAGACAAGCTGCTGGCCGTTGTAAACGCGCTGTTCGCGGTGCTTACCATTCTCGGCGTAGTCACAGACCCAACGACCGCCGGAGTCAGCGACAGCAAGCAGGCGATGGAGTACGATAAGCCGAAGTGTGATAAGTAATCCCTTGTAAACCATAAAACGGAGGCTGTTTGATGACTGCAACCATCAAAGAATTTTGCCGGATAAACGGTATTGACGAAGCATCGGCAAACCTTGCCGATATCATCTATGAAGCTTTGATAGGCGGTGACAATGGAAGCCTTGAAAGAAATAGCGCAGCCGAAGCGAAAATGCAAGCTCCAATTTCCAACGGCATTGCGCGAACGGCTGATAGCTGAATGCGGCTTTACGCTTGAAGAAAAGACGATACTTAATCTACGCGCCGACGGATTATCCATCATCGAAATAGCCGACCGGCGGCATTGCAGTGTTGAAACGATCAACCGGCGTATACGCAGCATCAAAAACAAAATAGCGGACATAGTTAAAGGGTAGCGCATTATGCGTTACCCTCTTTTTTTATGACACATTATCGCCCTGTAACTGACACGTTACGGGGCTTTTTTTATGCGATGATTTAGACAGAAAAAATAAAGGGGGTTAACCCATGAACGGAATGTACGGTTACGGAAACGGCTATGGATATGCACCGCCCTACACGCCACAGATGGGCACAGGAGCGCAGATGCCGCAAAGGTGCCAAGTTATCAAAGTAAACGGCAGAAACGGCGCTGACGCGTTCAGGATGGCCGCTGACAGCTCGGTGTTGCTGCTGGATGAAAACGATCCTATAGTGTGGCTGAAAACGACTGACGGCGCAGGTTATCCGACGATAACGCCGTATTCCATCGCGCCTTATCAGCCAGCGCCCGAAGTAAACGTGAGTGATCTTGAAAACAGAATAAAGCGACTGGAGGACATGTTAAATGGCAAATCCGATGATGCAGATGTTAGGGCAAAGCGTGGGAAAGCGAATGCCGAATAACCCTCTTGCAATGATAGCTGAATTTCGCAAATTCGCGCAGGGCATGACATCCGAAAAAGCCCAGCAGCAAGTTCAGCAGTTTTTAAGTTCCGGCAGAATGTCACAGGCGCAGTTTGAACAGCTTAAACAGCAAGCAGATGAATTTATGAAATTTCTGAAATAAGCCGGGTCGACACGGTTTATATAAAATTTCTGACGAAAGGAGAAAACTATGGATACTATGTCTCTCAGTGACATCGCCGCCGTAACTCGCAACGATAATGACGGTTGGGGCAATGGCGGCGCATGGTGGATTATCATCCTGTTTTTGTTTGTGTTCATGGGCGGCGGCTTCTGGGGCAATCGCAACGGCGATTATGGCCAGTATGCAACCGCTGCATCACAGCAGGAGATCCTTTTCGGCCAGCATTTTGGCCAGCTTAATGATCGCCTTACCAGTATCGGCAACGGCATTTGCAGTCTTGGCTACGATGTGCAGGGCAACATCGGCCAGCTCGGTAAAGAGATGGCGCTTGCTCAGAATGGCACGAACATGACCATTATGCAGACCGGCAACAGCATCCAGGCACAGCTTGCCGATTGCTGCTGCAAGACACAGCGCGCCATCGACGGCGTTAACGCAAATCTTGAAGCAAAGTTCGCGGCGCTGGAAAAGTCGCAGCTTGAACAGCGTATTGCCGAACAGTCGGCGCGTATTGCCAGCCTTGAAATGGATAACCGTATGTATGGCGTAGTTCGCTATCCTAACGGCTATACCTACAACGCCGGTATGTCCCCGTTTTGCGGCGGCGGTTGCTGCGCATAACCCTAAATGATTATCCGCTTTAACAGCGTTAGCCCGGATAGTAAACGCTGTCCGGGCTTTAATATTAAATCAAACTATGAAAGGAATTATAATTATGGCTTGCAATTCTAAACTGAAAAACGCGCATTACAAAAGCGCACAGAACGCATACAACAACACCGCGCAGACCTTTGTTGCTGCCGGTACGCCCGTTAACGTGCTGGGCATCCTGAACACCGATACCGGCTGTTCGATAGATACCGTCACAGGCGGCTTTGTAGTCGCGTCCAGCGGCCTTTATCGCATCAGCTATGATGTTGTATTCACGGCCGACGCAGCCGGTACAGCCGAGCTTAAAGCCTTTAAAGATACCGTCGCGCTGCCTTGCGCTGATGCACAGGTAACGACCGTAGCGAACAACATTTACACACTGCACATCGAAACCACAATTTATATCCCTGTATGCTGCAATAGCGCTCCCACTATCAGCGCGGCTATAAGCGGCGTAGCAGGTACGATCAACCACGTTTGCGCAAGCATGGTGAAGCTGGCATGAAAGATAAAATCAAAGCTTACAAAGAAAAGCTTGAAAATGCCATATCTGAATACATGGCCTCACCGTCCACAGAACGGACGTATCAGGCAGTGCACGGCATGGTAGATTGCTGGGAAGCGATAGACAGCATGGAACAGTGTCTATGCCGCACAGGTAAATTCACTCGTGACGACGCGGAGGCATGGAACTCTAAAATGCTGAACGACGACGGCACGACCGGCGGACACTGGACGATTGCGCAGACAACGGCAGTCGCACAGTCTATCGGCGTAAAATTCGATCACATAACCGATTATTGCTGGAACGTCGCAATGAACATGATGTATTCGGATTACTGCACCGTTGCCAACAAATACAACGTAGGCACACCCGAATTTTACGCTTGCATGGCAAAGGCGTTTTTGTTCGATAAGGACGCAAAAAGCCCCAATGCAAAGATGGCAGCGTATTACTTCGGGATTGTGGACGTGGAATAAACATTGTCTGTAATACGTCTGTAATAGACGGCATTTTTGCAGCATTTAGGGCGATTTTTATTAAATTTTGCCATGAAATATAATAACTTTTACGGCAAAAACAAAGCCTTAAAACGCTTAAAACGCGAAAATAGGCAACAATTTAGAGGAAATAATAAAATCGTTTATTTGAATGGCATTCAAGAGGTCAGCGGTTCGATCCCGCTTATCTCCACCAACAAATAAGGCTCGAAAGTGTAAACTTTCGGGTCTTTTTCTTTGAGGCGGTTGTTCGCGAATATTTGACAGCGCGGCGTGTACGGTGTATATTAAAAATTAAAGATCACCATTTGACTGTTAATCGTGCGCTTATTGAGGAGCCCTATGAAAACGCAGACTATACACAGCTGCTTTCAAATAAGGATATTCATTTAAGGATATTCATTACTATCATTGCAGACCCGGCGAACAACCAGCCGCTGGCAATGAAGTACAATAATACGTTGTACTATTATGTGCTCAACGCGCAGGGCGACGTTGTCCGAATCGTTGACGGCAGCGGCAAATATCTTAGAGGGAAAAGACTGGAATGATGGAATTGGCTTGGCACTGCTTTCGGGTGCAGTGTTCGGAGCGGTGTCCACCATAAGCATGAACCCGGCAGCAAGGCTTGCGATAAGTGCAGTGGCATCGGCAGCAGAAAGCGTATATGATCAGGTCAAAAACGATGGAAGTGTAAACCTTGGACGCTTGACAGCTGATGTTGCGGTCGGGACGATTTCGGGGTATAAAGGGTATATTGGAAATAGTTTAGCGAGTTCGTTTGTGAAAATCGGAAGCATGCTTAAAGGTCAAATTGGAAACGCCTTTAAGAGCAAAAATGCTTTTGATGGCTTGAAACGAGCTGGCAGGAATTACTTGAAACGAACGTTTAAATTGTATAAAGGGGAATTCTTTTCAGTGCGGAAAATATTGAAGGGCATTGGCTCAACGGTTGGATATAATTATGCCAGCTATAGGGTTTGGAAATAATATGAGTCTATTAATGGCAATCAGGGTAATCAAGGAACTATTAATAGCAGCGGCAGTTATGGCACTCATTGCGGGCTTTTCAACACGGCACGATCTTGTTAGAGCGGCTGATCGAACCCTTTGTAAAAGAGAGTTTAAAGAGCGTACTCATAACAGGAGTTTTATTGAATGGGTGTTCCTCACTAATCTAAAAGATGTAATACCAAAGTCGATGTATGTGTGGTATTATACTGAATTAGCTTTATGGCCGATTTTTTCCATTGCATTTTGCGTGATGGCGATTAATGGATCTGAAAAAAAGAAATACTTCATTATTTGAATTTATACTACCTCGTTGCATATGGACCTGTTCTTATCTATTGGTGGATTTTCATGGGGCGTGATAAGAAAAATGGACATTTTGAGCCACGCTTTATACCACGCCGTCATGTCGTAACACAAAAGCATACCCAACAGAAAAAAGGTAAAAAACATACCCAGCGAAAGAATAGAAAATAGCAAAAAGTGATGAAGGAGCCTTTGGTATAGCCAAAGGCTCCTTTTTACATTTCCGTAAACAACGGCTGCTTGCAGAAAATGACAAGCGGCGGCTGAATCGTTTTGTTAACAGTCCGGCTTGAAATGCGTCCAAAATGCGTCCAAAAATGTTGGATATAAAACTATCGTTTGCAGGCAGCGGTTTTTATTTTTTCGCAGTGCCTACATTATTTGATGTGAAAGAATTTTGCTTGATAACTCTACAAAAATCAGACCTCCGAAAACGGAATGGCATTCAAGAGGTCAGCGGTTCGATCCCGCTTATCTCCACCAACAACGGAAACGACCAAGGACTTGTCCTTGGTCGTTTTTTATTAATTCAGCTTTTCTGCTTCTAACG